GATTCTTAGCAACAACCGTTGATAAATCAACTAGTTGCGTTTGAGTTTGCAAAGTACGATCTTCGAGTTGTGAGACTCTTCCCTCCACTTCCAAGAAACGTTTGTTGTTTTCTGGTATACCTTACTCATCTAAGATACCAAAGAGAGTGGTACGGTTGTTAAAAATGTCTGTTCTAATGCTCATAATAATGTTTCTTATACTGTAAAAGTACAGTATCATATGTTTGAATTATCAAAGGATAAATTTTCTTAAGCAATCTAGGATCCGAACACTTCTCCAATTTTCTACGAAAATCATCAAAATATTCCTCACCGTGAAGAAGTGCTTCAAAGAGTCTATCCTTTACCAACTCATACCATATGTCCAACTCATGATCATGAATTTTGGTCCAGACAAATGGTGCCTCTAAACTTTTAACATCTAAAGGCATGGTCCACATTCCATGTTGATAAACGAACTTTCTCTTCAGAAATGTAAGTTCGTCAAATGGTGTAACCCTCATTATGTTTTTACTCTTGTTACCAGGAGTAACAACCATCCCAAGTTTCTCTAATTCGATCTTTTTAGTTTCAAAGTTGTAATTCGAAACAATTTCATCTGAGACTGCTTCTACCTCATCATCACCAAAACCAATTGCAGATCTATTTTCCCTAAACTTTTCAAGTCTAATTTTATGCATGTTTTCTAAATTGAGATCTTCTCCGTTCAAATTAATTATACACCAACAATAATAATCCGCCAATTCTCGTGCCATATTATTGTCGATTGTAGTTTTCACCTCGCCACTTTTATTACCACGGTGTGTTAGGGTAATATCCTGATATTCAACAACTAGTGTATCTACCTGTTCTAAAACGAGCACACGCCTAGCTGTATCCCATACATCTCGAGGATTCTTTCTCTTAATTATATTACATTGAATATCTCCAACACGTAACAGAAGGTTGCGTGCTAATCGTTGATCAAAGTTCGTAAAATCAGCATCAGTAAAATTATTAAATTTTCGTAAATGTTCAACAAGACTTGTTACACCCATTGAATGAACATTTAATGACAATGCACTCTCTACTTTTAACCTTGCACAAGTGTAAGCCTCTTTAAAACTTCCAAACAAACCTAAATCACATATAATTTTATCAAGAGCTATACTATGAAAAATCCTTCCTCTACCAATCTTCACATAGTCAAGTTTTATAGCAGCATCTTTTAATTTTGCATTACTAAAAGACACTACTCTAACACCCTTTGATGCTCTATTTAATTTATATGAGACTCTTGCTTTTAACATTTTACCATAGTTATTATCCTTGATCCTACGTTTTCCAGTGAGAGGTTCAATTTCAATCATATCAGACTTCGATTGTGCTCCAAATGTAGCAAATGGTAATCCAGCAGCTTTATTAATTTCAATTCCAGTAACATACTCGTTACCATCACGTCCATTTATAGCTAACTCTATTACTTCATCCACTGTTGATGGAGTATCTTTGACGTCTAATATATTAAAATATTCGTTCTCAATTTGTTTTGCACAAAATTCCATCAAGTTGTCATCATTTTCGGGAATTGGTTGAGAAATAGTCGAGTTCAATACAGCTAATAAAGATGGTTTACCTTCAAGATTAGTTGGTAATGGTTCGACAATTCGCTCATCTCTGATTGATAGTGGTGCTGGTTGCAGTCGCTCCTCAAAGTTATCTGAAAAAGGTGATAACCGCCAATGACTTAGATCACTGTTTGAAATAGGCTTTGTAGCTTCACAGTATTTTCCAACAAAATCCGTTGCTCCTCCAGTTGGTGAATCTACTTGTTTTCCAGAGAATACAAGATCGTGCCACGGATCTGTTTGTGACATACAACTCATTCCTTTAACATCGATACAATGTGTTACAAGCTGTGGTTTTAAATAGCTTTCTGCCAATTGAATTTGTTCCCGCCATATTGTTGTACAAAAATGTTCTCTACCTGCACTAGCAGCGTAGAAACCAAGCCATTTCGGTGCCATACCAATCTTCGCTGAAGCAATCATAGAGCCACATTCTCCATTGCGTTTATATGAATCATCTACTTTAAAACCGTTTAGTGCATAATATTGCACTCGACGACTTATCCCATCATCGCATTCATTATAAACTGCCTCTCTAAATTGCATATGTGAATGCATAATCACTTCTTGATTATGTGTCCACATTAAAACTGGTGTGTCATCACATTTCGCAATATATTCATCATGGGGAAGTACGTGTTTTTCTAAAGAAGGAAAAACTTTCTGCATTCTCGACATATTTTTACATACATCAGGTGTAGACATGTTACGCACCTCCTTGTGACTCAATATCTTGAGAAAAGCTCGATCTCCTTGTACATCAGAGAAAACTAATTTAGCAATATGATAGTCATCAGGATTTTTAGTCCAAAATTTAACTAAGGTATTGCCTTTATAGAAAAGGTGTGCTACAGTAATAATCATGTTTCCATGACCAATACCATAACAATTTCTCTTTTGCACACTATCTGCTCCAACCAAACTTGTACATGTTAGTTCGACTACATGCTCTTCTCGCATCCGAAATAGAAAATCGGTTGCCTCAGTTGATGAATGTTGATCAACAGTTCTTCCAAAAATTGAGCCCAACCAACTCTTTGGTTGTTCCTTCGTTTCCTGGTAAATTGTTGACATAGTTGAATTGAACTGTTTTCGCGATATGAGGTGTCTATCTCCCTTCCACTCTCCATTCAGGAGATAGATACTTACATATGCACGGATGCAGTCCAAATCTCGTTGGATCTGAGCACTAACATAATAATCTCTCACATTCAAATCCTTCAACATCGACAGATCAAAATCAGCTCTTCCATTCAAATCAGCTCTGATTATATATGAAAGCATTGGTACTCTATCGTTGTTAACCGGATTTGAACCGAAGAAATAATACAACATAAGACTCTTATTCTGTTGTTGTGCTCCATCCTCCCAACTGGCATCCCTACTACAAAAGTAGTCTTTACACCCATGATGGGCATAATATTCTACTACTGCATCTTTCTCAACACATGTCAAAACATTTTGCATCCAGTCAGCAGCGTTATCGAATTCACAATGATCGTCCACTACTTCCCATTGTGCATCCAACATTTTTGTTTGGTTAGCTTCACAATCCTCAGTACATTCATCATGGTGTAAGCGAACTTTCTTTTGAGATTCCTTTGTTGTTGCCTGTCTTTTTGCTCTTCCTTCGTAGACTCTATTATGCATCTTCAATTTTTTGTTTGGTCTCGTTAACAAAGTAAAGATTTTATATATTGCATATATAATCATAGATACAATTGCTAAGCAGATAGTTTGATGTCCAACATCCGCCACAAAAGAGCAAAAGGCATCTAGGTATGGTGTTACATCGATACCTATAAAATCAAACAGTCGTATCATTAAATTATAGACAGTATCCTTAATATTCGCAACAAATGATTCAATTTTCTTGAACAAAGTATGTACAATTTCAGCTTCAAAATTGTATAATCTAAGTGTTGCTCCTATTACAGATGGTCCTTCATTAAATATACGAGCAGTTTGAACTCGGAGGTTATGTGATGATGACATTCTCCACCCTATCCAGACAAAATATCTGGCCATTACATGACGTGGACCGAATAAAGTATTCACTAATACTATTGATGTTATTCGCCCCACCACTGGCATCCCTAAATATTCATTCCAATACTGATATGCTAAATCTTTAAGCCAGTGCATATCGTTATTTAATGCTTCGAGAAATTTATGACATGTTTGATTTAACACGTAGTTCAAAAAGTTTGCACTCGAAAACATCTCTCTAACTCGATCGGTAATTATCAAAAGATGCTTACCTGATAGGGTTGGGCAAAATAAATATTCAGTAGTATATGGACATGTCACTTTAACTGGTGGTTGTTGTGCCAAAGCTTTTGCGCCTGCCTCTTCTTCTCCTTCTATCCATTCCCAAATTCCTAGTGAAACTAGAAAATGATATGCATCCATTGGCTGTGGAGTTTGTATGTAATCTAACCAAAGTTGACCACCTTGTTTCATCCTTAGATGTTGTGCCCATTCTCTGAAATGCAGGATTGATTCAGTATCAGTGTTCAAAGCTCGTTTCACTTTTTGAAATAGTGAACTCATCCCTGATCTCCATTCTTCCACGTTAACTTCTCTAGCTATTGGATCCATATTTTCCACTTCTGGTATAGTGTGTTGATTAATTACAGGCTCATGTTCTTCTTCATAACATTGCATTGTTTGATCTAATTTTCTTTGCTGCAATGCCATTTCATCAACGATCATAGATACCAAAGCATCCAGATCTACTGTTTTCGATTCAATTGCACCAGCTTTATGCTGACGACCACCTCTAACAAAAGTCGTCATCGGAGCAACAGAAAAATTCAAATGTTTGAAATCTTTATCGTAAGGATCTCTACTCGTCTTTTTCTGTGATCCTTTCTTTATTGAACATTCTACTGTTATTGGAAATCTGTTCCACAAAGCATCTATGTTGTTGATCGAGGCACTTGTACGAGGTAAATTATTACAAGAAACCATTACTACTTTCGCTGTAAAAGGTCTACCTTTTGATTTTAAATCAGCCTGTACAGTAGATACTGCACCACTGGATATGAATGCAAGATACTTTTGATGACCAGCATCATCCCTATCTGCAAACATATCATCCTCGTATGCAATTTCATCACCAAGGTAATTTTGATCGTAATCATCTCGTGATTGCGCATTCCATTTCGTCCAATGTTCTGAATCTGGAAACAAATCTGGATGTTTCGTTTTTGCCATTTTACATATTCTACGATGGATCTCATTTGAGAGAGAAGTTTTTCCAACGTGACTTTCTCCAAATAAACAAACTCCAACTGGTATTACTCGTGGTAAACGTTTAAGAATAACTTCTACTGCATCTATATTCCGTCTGATTTCCACTAATAATGCGTTGGCTTCTGTTAAAATTTGGGTCTTTTCAAACTTACTTCTTTCAATCTCTCTCATTTGAGCCGTAATTTCATCAACAATGTTCTTGAAATTTTTATACCGCATACTTCCTTCTGGTTTCAAAAATTCATTTCCCGATGTTGCTAAACATTTTAAAATCCATTCGTAGTCCTTCTTTATTTCAGTCAATTTCGTGGTAAGATCTAATACTAACTCTGCCGCAGAATCTTTCATTAAGCCACATTCTTTCAATATATCCGTGAGGGATTTATATAAGAACTGACTATTTTTTAAATTCATTGCCATCATGTTAATATTCTGATCAAATTTGAAATCAGCAAATGATTTACCTGCCAATCCCATTGCAACTGAAAACGCTGGTAGCACTTTAGAAGGATCTATATGTTGATTGAGTACAGTGTCTGATGTTAATCGCGATATATCATTCCCCACACCTTGTGTCAGTTTTCCTAAAATTGAATTTGCAATTGAAGTTTCCAATTGAAGCATTGATCCAATCTTAACTACTTCAGACACAATTTGGGTTGGAGATTCTGCTTGTGATATATCATATACACACGCACTCAATCCAGCTTTATGGTTATTGAAACCATGAACTAATGTATCGAAAATTCCACACTTACTTTGAACTGATTTACCAATTCTCGCCAAACCAGATCCTATCTTTTGTCCAATTTCAATTATCAAATTTTCTACATTATTAGCCAAATAACCAAACACTATATACAAAAAGAGTCTAAAAAGGATTGAGCAATACGTTAAATATAAATACATTGAACCTATATCCCACACCACTGATATTACATGCAACAAAGCAAATAATATAGGTAATGCTATCGGATTAGACACAAAGAATTTAACCAACGTATCGTCAATTCTTAAAATCTCCTCTTTTGTGAAGACACCACGAACTCTCTCATAAATATCGGCATGAAATTCTAAATTAGGTTGAACATGCCAATCCTCTCTCGGGTTTGGTTCACTTTTAATTTTTAATTGTAAATCCATTATAGCATCATAGATATCTTCAGTTGGTCTATTAAAGATTTCATTTCTGATATCACTGAACTTACAATTTAAGATAGGATGCTTAACGATAGAATTTGCTTCCCACCTAGTTTTTAGACTATAGAAAATTTCTTTTAATATTCTTAAATAAAATTTCTTAGTCTTGGAATCTACTTCCTCCTTCTTCCATTTGGCATACTCTGGTTTTGGTACACCTTTCATCCTTGAGTGATAGTCTATGGATGTGGTCGTATATACATGAATTGATGTTATATCATTATATATACGCACGAGATAAAGTTTCAAAGAAGAACTATCTTTCAAATATCGAAAATCTTCAATAAAAACTTTCCTCATGTATTCATATTCACCAATCAAAGTGAATTTACAGATGTTAAAATTTAGAATATCATCTACATTTCTATCTTGTTCTGTAGGATATTCATAATCATCGAGATGGTTATCGTACATATTCTTAAAACGATGTACAACTTCAACTTCCTTTGAATTTTGTGCAGTATATTCAGTAAGAATTTTCCCATCATATTCTTTACAAAGTTCATTGGTTTCTCTAAACAAACGTCTATACATTTTTAAATGAAACAATATTTGTGGATTACCACAAAAACTGTGACATTTAAGTATTGGTCTGTTATCAATTTCACCACTAGGTAGAGTTGTAAAATTACGTCTCGATAATTTCTCGCGTCCTTTACGAGCTTGAGATTTTGAAATCTCATGTTGCGTTCTTCGCACGATATTCAATTTACCCTCAGTTGGTTGTGTAGGTTGATACATATCATCTACAAATCTAACTTGTAAATTCTTTGAATATCCTTTTCGGCTAGATGAATTGCCGATTCCAGTGCACATATTGTTAACAAGCGCACTTTTCTTTTTAACTGCTCCATTGTTTTTCACAACAGCAGTCTCCTCTTCGTGTTTAACTTCCACGCTGTTGCATCTCACAACAGCTAACTCATCGTTTTCCACGCTACTGCTTCGCACAATAGCAACGTCATCGATTTTTAATTGTGATGAATCCATAAGAATATCCCACGAGTGTGTTGGATTTGAATACTCACTTATCATAGCCAACATTAATAAGTGAGGGGTATATACTACTAGGGGTCCCCAGGTACCTAGAGCCGGTTACTCCGTAACACGCACGGCCTCTTGCGAGGTTTGGGTTGAATATCATCATCATATGGAATCAGTGAAATACATGTCTTCAGGCCTATCCATACAACTAATTCAACAATTTTCGACTACAATCTTAAATCTAAGTTTCGAAATCATGTCCATTGCACACGCTATAGTCAACGATCGTTCCTTGTTTCTTCATTGTCATTGTCCACAAAATACATATATAGCCAATGAGGGATTCTACTAAAAGTAACTGACGAAGGAGTACTAGATGGTACTCACGGTGGTTCTTCTTTTAGGTCCTCAATGTAACTGTGTATAATGTGATCGACTTTTTGCCGACAGTCAACATATTTTATACCATGTCTGGTAAATCTGTGTAATCTTTCTTACTGTCACGAAAATATAGTGTATTATCAATATCAGCAATTGTTTTAGGGAGAATAATATTATTTATCTATCAAATAACCTTCATATCCGGTCCGCATACAATATTGAAATCATGTAT